CTACGGCTGGCGACGTAACTTTTGTAGGCAACGGAACCACAACTGTTACGGTTACGGATGCAAGCCACGGTTGTGTAACGGGCGACTTTGTCACTTTTTCTGGGGCTACTGGCACATACGCCACGACCCTAAACGCGCAGTTTCAAGTTACAGTTTTAACGCCCAATACATACACAATTTCAACTTCCCCAACGGTGGTTGCAGCGGGTGCTACGGGCGGCTCTTCTGTTGTCGGCACATACCAGATCAACGTTGGCCCTGCTATTCCCGTTCCGCTAACAGGCTGGGGCGCTGGTACTTGGGGGCAGGCTGGTACTACATGGGGTTTTGGCGGCACATCTACATCTGCTTTGCGGTTGTGGAATCAAATTAACTACGGTCAAGATTTAGTCTATGGCCCACGTGGTGGTGGCATCTATTATTGGACTGCTTCTAGTGGTGTTAGTACTCGTGGCGTATTGCTAAATTCTTTAGGCGGCACGGTATCGTTTACAAACGCTTCACCTACAGTTGTTACTTCTTCCGTTGAATACACAGAAGGCGCAGCGCTTCAATTCTCTGGTGGTTCACTACCAACAGGCGTAACTGCGGGTACTACGTACTATGTGTTTGAAGTAAATGGTGTAACTTTTAAACTTTTAACCGGAGCGGGGACGGCAGTAAATACAACTTCTACTGGGTCTGGTATTGTGTCTTTGATTGTGGACGTACCCACAGTGCAGAACAACATGACCGTGTCGGATACCTCGCGCTTCATACTTGCGTTTGGGTGTAACGATTACAGCAGCGGAACGCTAGACCCCATGCTAATTCGTTGGTCTGGGCAGAACGACCCTTACAACTGGACACCTGACCCCACTAATCAGGCAGGGTTTACCCGACTATCTCATGGCTCCGAGATTGTTACTACGGTTCAGACTCGGCAAGAGATTGTAGTGTTTACCGATGCTAGCATTTATTCGCTTCAATACCTTGGCCCTCCTTACGTATGGGCACCGCAACTGCTCGGCGACAACATTTCTATCATGAGTCCTAACTCGGCTGTAATTGCCTCGGGCGTTGTGTACTGGATGGGTGTTGATAAGTTCTATGTATATGACGGTCGTGTGCAAACACTTAACTGTGACCTGCGCCGTTTTGTGTTTGGCGATATTAATCAAGAACAAGCACTTCAAGTGTTTGCCGGAACAAACGAAGGTTTCAATGAGGTCTGGTGGTTCTACTGCTCAGCTAACAGTACAATTGTTGATAGGTACGTTATTTTTAACTACTTTGAAAAAGTTTGGTATTACGGCACTATGGAGCGTACCGCTTGGCTTGACTCTGGTTTGCAGCCATATCCTATTGCCGCTAAATACACCACTAGCACGCTTACAGGCAATTTGATTAACCACGAGACAGGTCTAAATGATAATACGACCGGCACCGCTACTGCTATTGATGCTTACATTAGCTCGTCTGAGTTTGATATTGGTGACGGTCATAACTTTGGTTTTGTGTGGCGTGTCCTTCCTGACTTGACTTTTGAAAACGCTACAAGCACGCCCGCTGGCGCGTTACCAGCAGTGGCTATGACTTTATACGGTTTGTCTAACTCTGGTTCTGGTGTAATAAGTACAGCTTCACAACCTGTGGCTAAGAGTAATACATACGTTATTACAGAGCAGTTTACGGGGCAGATATTCACCCGCATGCGCGGTCGCCAAATGATTTTTAAAATTAGCTCTAACCAAGTCAACACTTGCTGGCAGTTGGGCGCTCCCCGTATTGACATTAGACCGGACGGCAGACGCTAATGGCTGAACTAAATGCAACCCAACCAAGCTTGCCTCTGGCTCCAGAGCAATACGATAGCCGCTACCAAAGCCAGCTAAACAACGTGTTACGTTTGTTTTTTAATCAGCTAACAAACCCCGGTGATATGGGCGGCGCAACGTTGAACTTAAACATTAACACCCTACCAACAAGTGCCGACTTTGATGCCCTTAGATCGGGCGATGTGTACCGCGACATCTCGGGCGGAACTGCAACAAGTTACCCTCTAAGAATTAAAGCATGATATTATCAAACAACCCCCATTCTGAGAGGTAAAAATGGCTTCACAAGGTCTAGACGGCTTAGACGCCGGAGATGTAAGTTTCTTGCGCCCAGCGTTGGGCGGTGCTTCACAGCAGGAAACCCTGCGCACAATTGACATTCTTAACGCCTATTTTGACAGCGCCAACATTCCGCCAGACCAAGGTGAGAAACTTGTACAAGCTGCAGTTAATGGTGGGTCTAAGTTTGATCGCGAAGGCAACACGGTAATGGCGTTTAAGCAGTTACCCCCAAATGCCGCCCAAGTTTATTTCTTCTCGGTCGACAAACCCGAAGCTTTTACGCGGTCAATGGTTAAACTTGTCGCCCCCCTAAAACAATCCGGGGTTCAAATTCTGTACATGAACAAAGTAGACCCTGCTATTGTTAACGCTATGCAAACGGCTGGCATACGTGCGCAACAGTCAGATAGACCAGAGTACAAGGTCATGGCGGCGCTATGAATACTGAAATAGTGTCAAATAAGGTCGACGCTTTAGTGCGGGAGATGTCTGTGCTCCCCCAAGTGGATTGCCCTGTTCAGCACTTTTTTGGGCCTAGTATTTATATCCGTGAAGTGGTAATGCCTGCGGGTACAGTGGTTGTTGGTAAGTATCACAAAGAAGATCATTTGTGCAACATGATAGAAGGCCGCATGGTTGTAGTGGGTGAAGATGGAGAGCAGCGTGAAGTTGTTGCCCCGGCTGTGTTTATGGCTAAAAAAGGCCGTAAAACTGCGTACATTATTGAAACCGTTCGTTTTCAAAACATCTTTTCTACAGATGAAACTGACGTAGAAAAATTAGAGCACATGATGGTAGATGATTCGCCACCGTTGCTAAAATAGGAGAAACAGTATGTCTTTTGTATCCGTAGCGGTAGGCATTGGTCTTGAGGGTATGGCAGCAAATATTGCTGCTGGTGCCATGATGGGCGGAAGTGTAAAGGTCGGTACTAACGTTTTAAGCGGCGAAGATCCATTTAAAGACGTAGGCAAAAGTGTTCTTATGGGTGGCCTTACGGGTGGCCTTACCCCCGGAGTTGCAGAAGCGTTTGACGTTAGCATGCCTATGGCGGCGGGTATTACTCAAGGCGGTTTGACGGCTTTGGCTACGGGTGATTTGACCCAAGGTCTTATGGCCGGTATGGGTGCTTACGGCATGTATGGTTTGACGGGCGCTGGACAGCAGGCCGGTCTAGATCAAGCTCTGTTAGGAACAACTACTGGTGGAGAGCAAGTATTTGGGGATATTTCAGCGGCAGATGCATCCCTCCCTTCCGATGGTTCTGCAGGGCAAGCGTTTAACAAGTATTTGACTAAACCCAATTTAACAGGCGCTGCTGCTCAAGCAAACGCAACAGGCAATTTCTTTAAAGATAATTCAAAATATTTAATGGCTGCCGCCGGGCCTATCATGGCAGACATAGCCGCTAAACAAAATATGCCACAAACGGTTACACAGCCCGGAATGATTCGCCCTTATACGTTTGACCCATACAGCGGTGCATATACTGCTGGAAACCCATACGAAGTTACAACTAAAAGCGCTGCTGATGGTGGTTTGATGGCTATGAACAACGGTGGTTACAACCCCGGCCAATTAGACTTTACTCAGAACAGTGAGCCTGTGGTTCGCATGGCTAGCGGCGGTATTGCTAGTTACGCTGGTGCTACTGGTAGTCTTGTTGGCCCAAGTGTTCTTGACGCTAGTAAGTTTGACCAAGCAACCATCAATGCGGCGCTTGCAACCGAACTAGGATTGCGGGGCGCTACACCTTTAGCAAGCATAAGGGATTTTGCCAAGACTGGATACAACCTGTCTGATGCTCAAATCAATGCGGCTCTTGACACCATCCCCGGCTTTAACGCACAGGGTAAATACGACGCTGCCGACTACATGGCCACCCATAAAGTGGGTGTGCCTGATTACCAAGTAACGGTAGATGCCGCCAATGCCGCAAATCCATTCTCTGCCCAGAATATGGCCAAGGTGGATACAACTAGGCAAGGGCACTATGTTACCAATGATCTTACTGGAGAAACAGTAGCGTTAACTAACTACTCTCCCGGCTTTGACATTAACAACACTTTTGCTTTGCAGAACTTAGGGCAAGCAGTTGCACAAGACAAAGCAGGTACAAAAAGTGGCGTAGCGGATTACTTTAATCAAAACGCAACCGCAGAACAAAAAACCAAGGCCGCTGACTTGTGGTCTAAAGAAAAAGCTCGCCTCGATGCGTTAGATGCGTCCAAAGGCTTAGGTGCGCTTAACAAAAGCATTATAGATACCAGCCTTACAAACAAAGACCTAACAGATCAAAACAAAAACGTAAACGCAAATGCTGGTTTGGCCGCGCTTGCTGATGGCAAATCCAGTACCTACAAGTGGTTTGAAGAACGCGGTTTAGGATTTACTCCTATTGATAAAGTAATTGACAATTGGTTTGACGAGTACACAGATGACCTTGCCTTACTGCCCCCCGATAAGCAAGAAAAAGTAATGAAAGATGCGTTAAACACTGAAAACATGAACGAAGCCGACCTTATTAAAGCAACCGGCAAAACAGTCAAAGACTGGATTCAATACAAAACACGCAACGACGGTACAAAAATTGTCCCCGGTAATTTAAAAGACGTTCCGGTTGACTCTCTCCCCGGCGGTGTTAGTGGCGCAGGTAATACTGTTGTTAACGCTAACGGCACAATCACAACCAAGCCGGACTTTGGTTTGACAATGAACGAAGTGCGTAAGTCCTATACAGACGGTGGCGGCAGTTTGGGTTATACCTCCCCAACCTATAGCCCTGCGGAATTCAAAGCGCAGTACGAAGACAAGTTAACC